GTAAGGGTTTAAACCCTATACTGTTAGCGTCGAACTTATGCTTAAGAGCAAGCGCCTGATCAAGGTGCTTGCCTAGACGTGGCAAGGTTTTCGTTAGAAAGCCTAAACCCTCCTTGCCTAAACGTTTCTCTATCTTATCGATAGTTAAACGCATGGCACGTTTGTTAAACACTTCTCCGAATGACGCATTCGCATCATGGAGAAGTCCGACGATGATACTTTTGTATGTGTCATCAAGGCTATTAGTGACAACCATATGGTATGTCTCCTTGGCCACTTCGGACTAGACCCCATGAGGGTGAAGAGAACCCAACGAATACACTGCGGTGTATGTATCCTACGAAATAAGTTCGCAGTACACAATAAACAGCAAGAATCTTCATTCGCCTATCCTCCTTTAGAGAGGGTGGTTAGGAAGATCAAACAACAGAGCCCGCTAGAAGAGCGGCAGCACCGTTGCCAGTACCATCGTAGAGGAACGTAGATGTAGCAAGAGTAGCTACACATGACGTCAACTCGGCGAGGGCATCTTTAGCATCCTGTATCGTACCGATGTTCCCAGCTGGGACCACAAGTACGAGGTACGCGGATGATTTTGTGTATTTTGCGGTGTCAACATAACCTTGAGTGGTTATGTCAACGCGGATGACGGACCGTCGAACCAAACTAACACCACTTCCTTGCTCAGTATGAGCGATAGAAAGACGGTGTGGTAAGGCCGGCGTTTCGGCAACTTTTGCCCACAAGGTCGAACGCGGATTATTAGGAAGAGAACCCAAACGGGTGAACTCTACCTCTGTTCCTGCGGCGTTCTTAACTTCATTTGTAACGAGGCTAGCACTTAGTGACATACGTGATTACTTTCTGGACTTATCTCTTCTTCTGAAGAGTGGTTTAGATCGCCCCCGCGTAGTTGCGAGAACTGACCCTGTTATAGCTTCGCCCAAACTAACCCCCGACCCCAAAAAGGCCGGAGAATGGTAAGGGATGCCTGTCGAGCGGATATATGATCGCTCGAATACTGTTGGAAGGAATACAATTGGAACCGTATTTGATCCAAAGCCTGTTGTAGATTGGTAGCTTTTCAGCCACCGCCTACGAAGTCTTTGTTTCTTGACGGACCACATGTATCTTGACACAACTATCTGAGGTTCCATATTAAGAACCTTGAAGTTTTCTAGGTACGAACTTACGTTCGCAACCCAGTCAACAACGAAGGACCACGGTAATGCATTCCAAAGAATCGCAGGGTTCATATTGACCCCCATCGAATCTAATAGAGTGAGCATCCACGCATGATCCTTTTGGAACTTGCTAAAGGAGTACGAATACTCCATTTGAGCATGAAACACGGACTGTCCGGTCACACTACGACTAAACACTTGGAACCCGGTGTCGACACCTCCATAAACAAGAGGCCCGTTCACAGGATCACCATAGGTATTTGGATCGTAGATGCTAGCGTACACGAAACTATCCGGCGAATTTTCTAATTCGCTTGGAATATACTCATACGTAAAACGTTTGAGTCTTCGTTTGTCAGCGTCGCGTATAAGAGCACTAGTGATCTTCTGCGCGCGCGCTAATGCGGTGTAAACACCGCAAACGTCAGATACAAG